CAAAGGAGACCGATACGTCCCCCCGCTTCACCGCCGTCACGCCTCCCGTGGCGGCCCCTCCGCCGCCCAGGGCCGCCCCCTTCCAATAGGAGGCCGTCATCAGCAGCAGCGCCCGCTCCAGCTCCGGAGGGAGCTCCTCCCGGCCCAGGTAGTTGAGCACCTGGTCCTCCACGGCCTGGAGCGCCGTACTCAGCAGTCCGTCCTGCTCCTCCTCCACAATGCCCAGCAGATGCTTGAGCCGGGCAAGCCGTTCATTCACGTGGTCCATCCCATCCGTTTCCTTTCTGTTTCGCCGTGCGGCTCCGCGCTTCGTTTTACCCCACCAGTTTTACCGCCAGGGTGTCGTCCAGGGTCTGGATGCCGTAGATGACGTCCAGGGATACGGTGTCCTTTTTCGTATCCTGGTCGTAGCCGTACACCACCCGGACGCCCAGGCCGTTGCCGCTGATGATGGCGGCCCGGTCGTCCCCCATGGGCAGGGCCAGGGGGCGGGTGACCAGGGCGATGGCGTTGCGGTGGAAGGCCAGGGAGTGGGGCTTGGAGACCACATAGGCGTCGGCGTTGGTGTAATCCTTCACCAGCTCACAGTCAATGCCCACCTGGGCCACAGCGCCGGAGACGGCGGTCTTGTCCTGGGTAAAGTGGTAGCGGTAGCCGTCCAGGATGAAGCAGTCGCCCTTCTTCACGGTGGCTGTGGCGGCGCTCACCCCCGTAAGGGCCACGACGGTCGCCCCCGCCGTACCGGTCACCTGGTAGGCCCCGGCGGTGCCGGGGGCGGCGGACAGGGAGTCGGGGCAGTTCTGGTCCATGTAGGTGTCCAGCGTGTACACACGGCCCAGTTCGGCGTTGCGCAGGGTCTCCCCGCTGCCCGCGTAGGCCACCTTCGAGAGATTGTCGGTGAGGGCATAGCGGTATTTGTGTGCGGTGGAGAGCACCAGTCTGCGCTGATCCAGGGGGGCCATGGCCGCGTCCAGGGTCTTGGCCAGGGCGGCCAGATCCGCCAGATCGGAAGGATCTGCGGTGGCCTGGACGGAGGCTGCGATGTTGGCGCACTCGTTGAGAAGGTCCTCGTCCACCGCCTGGGCGATGGCCCGCATGGCGGGGGCGATGAGCTGGCTGGAAAAGTCCCGGATATCCAGGGTCATCTCCCTGCTGGTCACCTCAAAGGACACGTCCCGGTGCCGGTCGATCTTCACGGCCACGCTCCCCTCGGAGGCGTCCTGCCGGACGATGGCGCCGGCAAAGTTCTTGGCCGTGAACTTGGCGGGCTTGCGGATGGTCACAGTGTCGCCCACCTGGACGAACTCATCGGAGTAGTCCCGGTGGACCAGATTCGCCATGACCAGATTGTTTTCCAGCACCATCAGGGCCTCCCGGGCGACGACGCTGGGGGTCAGAAATGTGTTTGCCATTGTAATTTCTCTCCTTTTTCCTGTTTGTTGTGATGGTTTCCTGCGGAGCTTCTATCCCGGAGGGCGCGGGCCTGTTCTGAAGCCGGCTCTGTCCCGCCTCAGCCCCCCTGCGCGCTTCGGGGCTGTCACGCTGCGGATTGGGCGCGCCCACGGGTCACTAAGCCGTCATTCCGCGAAAAATACCGTTGGCCTCCGGCCAACCTGTTTTTTCGTCTCCATGACGCCTTAGTTCCCCTACGCGCCTATCCTCCGCGCTTCTCTGTACTCCTCCATGGTGAGGCGTCCCAGCTCCTCCATGGTATAGCTTCTGCGGGGCGCGCCGCCGGGGGGCGCGGGGACGGCGCCGGCCAGGACCGGCGGCTCCGCCTCCCCGGTCCGGAAGAGGTAGGGCTTGGCGGTCCGGATGGGGGCGAGCAGCGCCTCCAGGTCGGTACGGAGCCCGCCGCGGCCGTCGGTCTCCACCGCGTCCAGGTCCACCAGGGGCAGGATATCGTCGGGGTCGTGGACCAGCCCGGCCAGACCCGCCCGCAGGGCGGCGGTGCGGAGGCGCCGCTCCACCTCCCCCGCGGGGAGATAGCTGCCGTCGTTGCCCGCCACCAGGTCCAGGTCTCCGCCCTCCGGTCCCGCACCACGGAGGACCTCCTCCACCCGACCCGCCAGGTCCTCTCCCAGGAGGGCCCGAATGGGTTCCGCGATCATAGGTTCACCTCCTCTCGTTCCCGCAGCTCCCGCTCCACGTCGGCCACCCAGGGATGGTTGGCCAGCAGGGTGCGGGGGGACAACAGTTCCCGGCTGGCGTTGACGTTGGCGATGACCTCACTCTCGTTCACCGGCATATCCATATTGAAATCCACGCGGAACGCCGCGCCGGAGAAGTCCCCCCGGCCCGTGGCCTGGAGCCAGGTGTCCAGGAAGGGCTTGAGCCGCCGGAAGGCGGCCTGGAGCTCGTCGGCCAGGTCGGCGCAGTCGGCGTCCAGATCCATGTACCGGAAGCCCAGCGCCGTGCCGGAGGCGCTGCCCAGGTCAGGGTCCCTGGTGTCCACGGCGGAGGCGAAATCGAAGAGGTCCCGACGCTCCCGCTCCAGGAAGGCCAGCACCGCCGACACGTCCAGGTCGGTCTGGAGCTTGTCCACGCCGCCGTCGCCCTCCACCTTCACGGCCAGACACTGCCGCAGGTCCCGCACGAACTCGTCCAGGTCGGCCCCGCCGTAGTTTTTGAGGATGTAGACGAACTTGGCCACGTCCCGTAGGGCGTCGGCGGTGACGGAGGTCTGCCAGTTGTAGTCGTCGATGAGGTCCCGGACATAGCGGCACAGGGGCAGCTCCTCCTCGTTGTAGCGCAGCCATACCAGGGGGACCCTGCTCCAGTTGTAGCCCCGGCCCCCCAGGGTGAAGTGGGGCTCGGGCTCCCCGTCGGGGCGGAACCGCCCGCTGCCGTCGGCGCAGAGGAACCGCCGCAGGCCGTCCCCGGACCAGTATTCGGCCCGCTCCACCCGCCGGGCCTCCCGCCCGGCGTAGACGGTCTGGGGGTAGACCCGGAGGAAGCCGTCCAGCTCGCTCCGCCCGGCGTCCCGCCACAGGGGGACCACCTCGTGGGCGGGCAGGCGGAGGAACTCCAGCCTCCCCGCCGGGCCGATATAGGGCTGGAGCCAGGCCACCCCCGATTTCACCGCATCCCGCCCCAGGGCCTTCACGGTGTGCCGGAACCCGGCGTCAAAGAGCTCCTCCAGGGCCTGTCCATAGGCCCGGTCCTCCGTCTCCACCGCCCAGGGCCGGGACAGGAGGTAGCGGGCCTTCTGGTCCACCAGCTTTTTGTAGATGGGGTGCTCCAGCCGGACGTTGGAGCGCCCCGGCCCGTTGCCGGCCTTGCGCTGCACGTCGGAGCGGTTGCGGTAGTAGGCGTCGGCCTCCAGCAGCTCCCGGTACCGGGGCGAGCTTTGAAAAACCCGGATCTCCTCGCTGACGATCTCATGCAGGCGCATGGGGGCCCGGTCCGGGTCGGCCAGGGCCGCGCTCACCAGCTCGGTCTGTGTGTATGTCATCTTGTGCCGCAGGGCCCTGCTTCCGGGTCCCTGCTCCTCCTCTCTCGTCGTCGCGGCTGCCGCCGCTCTGTCGCCCCGGCCGTGGAGCCGGAGCCCGTTTCACTTCAGGATATGCAGCGCCGGGCCCGCCATATCGTCCTCGCAGGCGTAGCGCACGGCGTCGATGTGGTGGTTGTCCCGGTCGGGGAATCCGGCCCGGAAGCCGCCGTCCCGGTCCCGCTCCAGCTCGTAGCCGGTGAACTCCCGGGCGCTCTCGGGGCAGCGGGCGGGGTCGATGACGATCTCCTCCAGGTCCTGGAGCCATTGTATTCCGAAGGCCACGGACCCCGCTCCCTTGCGGGCCCCCACGGCCCGCAGGCCGTAGTCCCGCAGCTCGGCGATGCTCTTGGGCTCGGCGGAGTCGCAGACGATGCGCCCCTCCCCGCCCTCCTCCCGGAGGAGGAGGGCGGTCCTGCGGTTGGTGAGCCCCGCCCGGTGGAGCTCCCGGAAGAGGTAGAGCCGCCGCCGGACGGGGTCGTAGTGGCAGACGTTGTAGGCCAGGGGGTCGGCGGCGTAGCCCCAGTCCAGCCCCCGGCGGATGTGGTCGAACCGCCCGATCTCCTCCTCGGAGATGGTCCGCAGCGTCACGTTGGAAAACACCTCGCCGCCGGTGCCCGTCACCTCCCCCAGGTATTCCCGGGCGTAGGCCTGGGGATTGACCAGGCGCAGGTGCTCGGCCTCCAGCAGGAAGGGCTCTCCCAGCCAGGCCCTGGGCACCGTGCGGTAGTCGGTCCGGTGCACCAGGGTCCCGGGGTGCTCCCCCCTCACATACTGGTTGCACCAGTTCCGGGCGCTGCGGGGCGGGTTGAAGGTGTAGAAGAAGGCGAAGTCCTCCCCGCCCCGCATCAGGGACTGGTTGACGGCCCGGACCTTCTCCTCCCCCTCGAACTCGTCGGCCTCCTCGTACCAGGCATACTTGATGTAGCCTCGCTCCGGTCGGATGGACTTGAGCTTCATGGGGTCGTCGGCGCCCCGGAAGAGGATGCGCTGTCCGGTGGGGCGGTAGCACAGGGACAGGGGGGAGAGCCGCGCCTCCCAGAGCCGTCCGGCCCCCAGGGCGTGCACCCCCCACAGGAGCTGGGCGTAGACCGACTCCCGCAGGGTCACGCCGTAGCGCCGCAGGGCCACGGCGTGGCTCATCACGCCCTTTTGGGCGTCCCGCATGAGGCAGAGGGGGATCTCCACCCCCACGAAGGAGGACTTGCCGGAGCCCCGCCCGCCGGGGAGCCAGTAGTGGGTGTGTCCCCCCGCCTTCACATCCCGGTGGACGCAGTGGAAGGCCGGGGCCAGGAGGGAGGAGCATCTGATCTCACACATCGTCCACGATCCTGGCCGGTTCTGCGCGGGCTCCGGTGCCGGCCTCCCCGCTCCACCGGCTCAGCAGCTCCAGCGCCTTGAGCCGCTCGGCCACCGTGGGCTGGCAGGGGACCTCCCGCCCGTCCTTGTCCCGGGCGGGGTAGGACTTCCGTCCCAGGGCGATGTCGGCCAGGGCCTCCAGCGCCGCCTGGGTGTAGCCCTCCGGGCTGCTCCGCTCTTCCGTCTCCAATGACATCCCTCCTTTGCTTCAGCTATGTCATCCTACCACGGTTTTTTGGCCCCCCGGTGGTGGGATGGCCTCCGGCTCTCCCACGAAAGGCGTTTTGCCTTTCGTGGGTCCCCGATTTGCCTTGCGGCTTTGCGGGGGCCCCTTTTGGTGCCGTCTCCGCGCTTCGCACTGTCACGCTGCTCTTGCTGATCCATTACAGTTGTGCTATACTTGCAAGGGATTTGTAAATATTCACAAATCCAAACAATGAATAGGAGGATTTTACAGTGAAAAAGCTCTCTTGCCTGCTGACTCTGTCCCTGTGCCTTACCCTCACCGCCGCCTGCGGCTCTGCCTCTTCCGATCAGCCTGCTCCGACGGGCGATCCCGGCCAGTCTCCCGTTGTTGCGGTCTCTGCTCCTCCTGCCGGCGAGGTGACTCCCTATACCGGCGCCACGTTTGGCCTCTCCCGCTCCGCTATGGCCGAGGCCATGTCCAATACGTTTTCCTCCAGCGATCTTCCCAACGCCTTTGAAAATGATCCGGACATATCTGAACTGCCCGATGCCGAAAACGGGGATTTGGTGGCGTACTCTTACAGCATCTGTCCCGGCGCCAGCTGCATTCTGTATGAGGCCAAGGATTCCGGCGAACTTACACAGGTATTCCTCACTGGAGATTCTTCTCAACTGAGTGAGAGCGATGCCAAAGTGTTCGGCAGCTACCTTGCGGTCGTCACCGGCGGCTTTTCCTCCAGTGAGGAAATAGCGTCGTTGGACGAATCCCTTGATATTGCGAATGCCGCCTTTACCGACGGCACCATGAATTTCTTCAACGGGGAGAGCGCGTCTTTCTCCTATATCGTCACCGGCGGGCTTGCCATGCTCACTGTGCTGCCTCCGCTGTAATGGACGGAAGGTCCCGTTCAGCCCCGCAGCAGGGCCGCCCGGGCCACCTTTTCGGCCAGCTTGGCCGCCAGCCGGTCCAGGTCCGCCTCCTCCCGGACGGTGACCGGTCCCGAGAAGGTCACGTTTACCCCGCCGTCCCGGTCCGCGGACCGTGCCTGGGAGGCCGTCAGCACCCGCTCGCCCTGGTGCAGCAGGGCCGGGAAGTTGTCGTAAGGCACATAGTCCAGGCCGTAGGCATAGCGCCCATGGATGCCGCTGTCCGCCTTCACCTTGTATGCCGATGGGATCGCATTGTTTTCCGGCTCCGATGTTGCCGAGCCGATTCCGGTCCCCCCTTCTTCCGGGGCCAGGCCGTAGTCCACCGGGGAGAAGGCGTTCTCCATCCTGGCCGCCAGGATGCCCTGGCTGAACTCCTCTCCCATCGTGTACCCGGCGTTGTAATACTCCTTTTGCAGCACCGAGTCGTCCCGGATGCCCTGTACCAGCGCCAGGTTGGACTCCTGCATGAGCTGGGCCCCTTCGGAGGCGTTGTACTCGTTGGCGGCGATGATCTGGGCCTCCGCCAGCAGCGCCCCCATCTTTGCCCCGATCTTTCTCTGCATCTCCTCGCTGTCGGTCGCGCCGTACTGCTCCTCCAGCGCCTGGTACTGGGCCTGCAGCTCCTCCAGCCGCTCCCGTTGGGCGCTGTCCTGGTAGCTGCTGATTTTTTCCCCATCTCCCATCACGATGCTCAGAGCATCCCGCTCCAGCCGCTCCTTGTCGTTCTCCAGGGAGGCCTGGAAGGAGCCGATGAGCCCGTAGGCGTCCCCCAGCCCCAGCCCGGTTTCCCCCTCTTCCTTCTGCTTGGTCTGCTCCTCCAGCCACTCCTTCTGCGCCTGGATTCCATCCTTGCGGGTGTCGATAAAGCCCTGACCCATCAGCTTCTCCAGCTCGTTCTGGGCCTCCTCCAGGCCGCGCATGGCCGCCTGGTACTCCTCGTCTCCCGCCGCCGCCAGGGTGGTGCCCCGCTGCAGCATGGCCTGCTGCTCCTGCATCACCCGGTCGTATTGGCTCTTTACATAGTCCTGGAAGGCCTGGTCCTGCTTCTCGAAGGACTCCACGATCCCTTCCGCCACGCCGAACAGGGCGCCCACCACCAGCCCCCCGACCGGGCCGCCCAGAACGCTCCCCAGGCCCCCCATC